AACAGAAGTACCAACATCTACATAATCGTCCACACCATCAAATTGTAGCGAGTAGTTGCTTAATTTATCTTTATTAGTATTTTCAGGCATTAATATTTGAGGTAATTTATAAGTAGAATTATCACCCATTCTATACCACGCAACAGGACTTAATGAAGTTAAATCATTTGGAGTACCTGAATTGTAAATTGAAGTAATATTGTCAGAAGTTAAAGCACTATCATAAATAGAAACCTCGTCGATATTGCCTAAATAAAAATTACTAACATTAAGATATGAACCTATTGTTAATGACGTACTTGCTGAGTTTGTACTTACTGAACCAATTGAAGTGTTTATTAGGTTGCCATCAAAATATAGTTTCAAAGTTTTTGTTGCATCTAAATATGTAAAAGCTATATGATGCCAAGTATTTAAAGTTAAACCAACAGATTGAAAACCACTATTTGTATCTCCTGTTGTTGTGTTTCTTACTGCTTTAACATTTCCAAACCTATCAATAATAATATCTATACCAGCCTTTGAGCCTGAACCTGAATTACTTAAAACATAATCATTTGTACTCCTTGTGTTTGATGTATTAATCCATAAAGAAGCAGAAAAATCTCCATTGTCGTATGAACTAAAATTACCTACATCAACACTTTCGTCAACTCCATCAAAGGCTAAGCTCTTTGTATTGTTAAATGAAGGTGGGGCTGGTGTAGGACTTTTAGTACCTCCTGAAGGTATCATAAAGACACCTTTTCTATTGCTTATATTAAAGAATGTTGGCATTATATTGGTATTTCACATTTATTATAATTCTGTGGAAACCTCAAACCTAATTGGATTGAAGCACCACTTAATTCATCTTCAAATCTTTCTGTAAACATTTCTACTGTGCTTGATCTTACAAGCTGTACTTTGTTCCAGTTTACATTATTTAATTCACTATTCAATTGCTCAAAGTATGCAATCAAATCTATTAGTATTTGGACACAATCACTTTTAACTTCATTCTCATTGCTTTCATCCTTTCTTACAATATCCATTACAATTACTTGAAAGTTCCAAGTAAAGTCACCATCACCAGCACTTGCTGGTTGGTCAACTATCCACATTAAAGGATAGTTAAAGTTCTTTAGTTGGTCGTGTTGTACTACTTCCCAAAGATTGCCATTGCCAAAGCTTTGCACTTGTTTGTGTGCATCAGCAAAGTCATTTAGTTGCTTTATTATTTGGTTATAACTAACTATCATTTGTAGTACTTATAATCATCAAACCAACAATCATTTCTTGATCCTGTACCTAAATAAAAGCTTGTTGTATAAGCAGACTTTTTAGCATTAATATCGTCACTTGTTTCTTGGTATTTAGGATATAATTCTCTATTGTCAATTAAGTAATTAATTAACCTTTCATCATAAAATTCAGCTTTGTTTTGCCAATCATCTCTAAGGTATTGTAAATCTTGTGCTGTAATTGGTTGTGCATTTTCACTATTCTTTGTTGCAACACTTTTATTTCTGTACTTATAAAGCATTGAAGTAGAACATTCATACATTGACCAATACACTAAAGACTTGGCTATGAAGTCGTCAATTAAAGTCTTTTCATCTGCATTTAAAGTACCAGCAATAATCTTGCTTTTTAAATCTTCATATAATGGTGTGCCTAAGTTTGGATGTACCCTCATATCCTGTGCCGTTACAATTGAAGGTAGGATTATTCTTTGGTCAACATTGTCATCAATTAAGCTGTTATTTTTTAAATAACTTTCCGATATAAATAAAACATTTGCCATATTATCTTTTTTTACGAATTACAGATTGCTCCCAAATGTGTCTGCAAAAAGGTCTATGAATAGTAGTGCCTGGTAATGTGTACCAACCACCTCTTTTAGTAAAGATGTCTATTCCTGTTTGGTTAAAATCATTTCTTAATAGCTTTAATTGGTCTAAAGTGTACAACCTACCAGCCTGAGCAAAGACAATCATTTGCTTACAAAAATCTCTACTTGTTGGTATAATTGCACTACCTGAAGCATCAGGTCTTTTAACATACTTATAAGCAACAATTATTTCTTCTGTTGGTTTCTGTATGCTTTTCTTAGCATCTTCAGTTGGTTTAAAATTAACATCTAAAGCACCAATGTTTTGAAGCTCTTGTATTATTTCATTTGTTTCACCGATAGATATTTCCATAGCTTCTGCTATTTCATTTGTCGGCATACTTGGTGTATCTATCAACATTGACATTACAGCCTTTTCACTATCTGTTAAAACTCTTTCAAGTGCAAAGTTGTATTTGCCTAATATTTCTTTTTCAAACCTTTCAGCATCTTCAATACAAGTTATTTCATTTTGATAAGTACCTAAGATTTCATAATCATTTTCATTAAAACCAAGTTCTTTAAGTTGGTTAAAAATCATATCATCAAGCTGGTCATCCATCATAACTCTTTCTTGTGGTTGTAATGGTGGCAATCCTATCTTTTCTCTTATCTCATCTTGTGTCATTACACTAACAGCAACAGCTTCACTTAATGGTTTACTTACAGGCTCAATTGGTAGTATCTTTAAAACTTTTGGAAGTCCATTGTAGTTTATAATCTCATTAAATACTTGCTCAAGAATGTCTTGTTCAGGTGCAATATGAACATTAGAATATATTTCAAAAGCTGTTCTTAATTCATCTGCATTGTTTCCTAATCCTGTTTGGTCTTTTATTCCAAATAACATTGGTGAAGTCACAGAGTGTGCAGTATAAATTTCTTGTGTAATTTGGTTGTTTAAGTTCAGGAATTGGTCGTTTCTACCATCTATTGGAATTGGCATTATTTGTGGATGGTCACTATTTTGATCCGTAAAACTAAGTAAAGGCTTACCAGCATTATCTGTTCCTGTTGCATAAGACTTAAATCTCTGCTCTATTTCCATCATTTCTTCGTCACTTGGCTGACCATTATTGAAGCTTATAATGTAGCCTGTTGAAAGACCATTTCTAATATTTTGTATTGTAAAGTTACTTATCTCAGCATCTGCTTCTAAATAAGGTACAGCAGCTATATAGTCAGGCATAGGATATTCACCTAAGTCAGGTCTATATTCTTTATAGTAAATTATGTAATTTGTATCAGCATTAACTTCATCGTTAAATGGAAATAATTTTAATTGTGTAAAATCTTCATTCTCTTGTACGTTTCTTGCCTTCCAATCTGAAGTGTAAAAGTAAACATCATCTTCAATTCCAACCCTAACATCATTGAAGTTTAAATGGTCTACACTTACTATCTTCATATTAGAATTAACTCTAATCTGCATAGCAAAGCCACCAAATACTTTCTTGTCTTTAACTACTTTACAAAGCAAATCATTCATTGCACCATCCTCGCCAGGCATTCTTAAAAATGCTTCAACCTGTGCTTCTTCACTAAAGGTTGCATTGCCATCAACAACAAAGCCTTGACCAACTATAAACCTTGTTTTAGTGTCTATTATGGTGGATTGCTTACTGCTTTCATTTAATAGCTTTACAAGAAAGTCACCATAACAATTCTTATAAGGTCTTTCACTTCCATATTCATACCAATCACCTTTTCTGCTTTCTTTAAAAACTGGTAATTCATATCCTTTGAAGTCTATTGGTATTAGCTTAACTGACATATCTATGATGGATTATATACATAATTTTGTTGTGTTCCTGTTGGTGTGTAGCTTGTATAATCAGGATTATCAGCACTATCAAATAACCTCATCTTGCCTTGCTCTACAAGTCCTGTTGCATTATCAGGATCAAGATTAGTTCCATTGTCTTGCTCATAAATAAAATAATTATAATATCCTGAACTACTTAAAATCAAGCTACCATTAAGTGCATCATTAACACCTTCTGTAAAATTGAATAAATTGAACCTTTGCTTTTGTGTTGATGTATCTGCAATAATACAATAGTAATCCACATTGCTTGTATCATTCTTAAAATGAAATAAATAATATGGTGATGCAAGTGTTGTCTTTTCTTGCAAAGTTACTGCAAACTCAGTTGATGTTCCTTTATTCAGATGGATCATTTTTCTTTTTCTTTTTAGGCTTTTCAGTAAAAACATCAGCACCTAAGTTCTTTAACATTTGTGCATTTTCTTCAATGATTAAAACCTTGAAACCTTTGCTGTTCCAAATTTGATTTTCTAATCCTTTCTTAAACATATTTTATATTTTAAAAAAAAAGGATGGGTAAAACCCACCCCTTTTCAACAATTAAACAAAAGAACAATTAAGCAATATTTTTAAGCAATAGTCAATCCTGCAATAACTGAAGCTTGTACTTCATAGCAAGAATATTGTGACTTATCCATTAATTCAATTTGGTATTGGTTCGGATCACCAAACGCTTGACCTGTTTGAGCTATTAGGCTTGAACCTTCTGCAAAAGCATCAGCACCTAAAGACCAATATTTGCCATTGTTATCTTTAACAATAACAAACAATCTTGCTAATATCATTAATTTTAATTCGTTACTTTTGGAAGCAGCTAACTTATTTATAGTAAATGCAGCAACATTATCATAGAATGATGTGCCACCTACTGAGTCAATAGTAGCAGTAGAAGTTAAACTTCCTGCTTCTTTCTTTAACTCATATCTATAAAAGTTAGTTGCACCAGCTTGTGTGATTGCTGTGATTTCGTGGTTGGCAAGTGTAAAAGCAGTTACATTATCTCTTTCAGAAATAAGCACTTCTTCAATACCACCAATGCTATCACTACAATCTCTTGTAAATCCTGAAGCTAATGGGCAACTCATATTTTTAAATTTTATAAAAAGGTGGTGCAATTAAACACCACCCTTAATGTTAATAATTATGCTAATTCAAATTCAACCACTTGGTCACCGAATGCTACATTTACAGCTCTACGAAATGCCATAGTCACCTTATAAATTCGATCATTAGGATCATACCAACTACGAACATCATCGCTTTCTTCATCAGGCAAGTCAACACCAATGTAGATGTTTGAAGCTCTTAATAAGTAGCAGTTACCTTCAGTAATTCCTGAAAGACCAGGTGTTGCAACAACAGTTACATTAGGAAATCCAATTAATGGAAGTTCAGCAGTAAAATCACCATCAACAACATAATGGAAATAATTACCATCAGCTATTGCTTTTTGGTATTTTAAGAATGTGTCCATTCCTACAAATAATTTTAAATCATCTGCATCCATAATATCTTCAGGCATAACTTCTACCATTCCTGTTAAGATACCAATTACATTTGCTGAAGTAATACCTGTTGCAATAGTAATACCTGTTGGATTACCATTTACAGGTGAAGCAGCACCAATCAATTTAACAAGACCATCATACTTGTTTAAGTTAGCAGTACCTGAAAGTGTATCTCCTTGCCAATCAGCAACTTCAATAGCTTTTTGTACTCTTGCAACCTTTTGAGAAAAGTATAACTCTTCAAATGGAATTTCTTCTTTCTCACCAGTCAATCCTTGTCTAAGCATTGTAGCTGTGTATTTAGAAGCCAAGTCAGTCATACATAAATCTTCGTGAATTGCAACAGCACCAGGTGTTAAATCTCTTTGAGATAAAGTAGTAGAACCATCTGCTGATCTTGAACATCCATCAGCTTGAAATACAACATCTGTATCTAAGATGTTAATAGTTGTTGTGGTCTTAACACCAGGCTGCAAATTTGCATACTGTGATAAACGACCACCAGCAACAGATTTTACTATCAAATCCATTGCGTGTTGTTCTGTATAGGCTGGTAAGCCTGAAACATCAAAACTCATAATTTTTAATTTTAATTTAGTTAATAATATTTTTATTCTTTAGGACTTCGATAATGTCCTTTTTTTCATTCTTTAATTTAGCAAAACCACTTCTTTTTTTCTTTGCAGTTTCTGTGGTTGGCTTTTCCACTAACTTTTCAGTTAGTTCTAATAAACCTTTAAAAGCAGTTTCAAGTCTTTCAACCTTGTTTTTAAGTTCTTCATTTTCTTCACTTAAAGTTGCTTCCATTGAAAACACTCTTTCAGTTACAATGCTTTCGATAATCTTTTTAGCTTCGCGTTCTTGTGCTTCATTCAATGGCTTTTCAATATTCATTTCTTCTTCTTCATCATCAGCCATTGGTTCTTCAGCCTCAACTTCTTCAATTGCAGTAATTACACCACCTTCAGTTGTTATAATTCTACCATCTGCAAGTTCGTGGTTTCCATCAGGAGCAGGAACCATTGCATCATCAATAGAAACAACAACTGCACTACCGATATTTACATCAGGTTCTGCAACTGCTACACTTCCATCTGCAAGAACAATATCTTCAAATTTTTCTTTAACAGCTTCAGCCATTTCTTCTTTGGTGGTTTCTTCAGTTGTTTCTTCAACAACCTCTTTAGTTTCTTCTGCCTTGATTGTAGCTTCAAGGACTTCTTTGGTGTCAGTAGTATCAACACCTTCTTCTTTAAAGACATTCTTGATGTCTTGAAATAATGTTTTTAGATCATTCATTTTAAAATGGTTTATAATTAGTATATATAAAAAAATTGTATTTATTTCACTTTTTGCGAAATTTTATATTTCTTAATCACTTCTTTTATTTTATTTATTACTTTTTCAGGTAGTTCAAATTCTCTATCTTGAGCAAATAATCCTTCTACACTAAAGCCACGAAATTCACCACTTTGTACTTGTTGCCAAACTTCATCATTGTCAACTTTCATAGAACCAAACCAACTGCCATCAGGCACAGTTTCTGCCCATTCAGGAGCTTTCATTCCACGCTTACTATCTACTATAATGCTTTCAATAACATAAACACCTTCAGCCAAAGCATTGGAATTGTGCATTAAATTCACCTTTGAGCTAAAGCCATTTTTCATAAACTTGTTTACAATCCTTTCAATAGTATCTTTTCTAAAGACTACATAAAAGACTTTGCCTGTATCATCAAACCTTGCTATTGGTAAATCAGCTATCATAAAATAACCACTTACAATTCGCTTTTCTTCATCTTGTATTTTAAACTTTAAGTCTATTGGTTTTTGTTCATTAAATGCCATCCAATTACTTTGTATTGCTGGACTATCTACAAGTGCTATCATTTCAACACCACTTTCATCTTCTTCATCAATTATTAATTCAAATATTTTCATAATATATTATTTTATAGTTGCTTGGTTTTCTATTACAGCAACCTTGTTCTGTGTATTAGTTATATCAGTTTCAGTTACAAATACCTGTGTTGCTTCTTGTGGTACTAAAGTGCTTGTGTTTGTTATTGCACTAAGTGAAGGGGCAGAAGCACCAACGCCACCAACTGAACCACCACCACCAATTGATCCACCACCACCTGTCTTAAACTTAGCAATAGATGAAGCAACAATTGAAGCTATGCCTGTAGCTGCTCTTATCTTAGCAGCAGCAACTAATGGTACTGCTATTGCTTGACCACCTGGTATTGTTGAGTAACTTGCAAATATACCAGCAATTTCACGCTGAGTATTCACAATGATTTCACCAATGGCAAGAGCTTTATCAGCTATAAATAAAGCATTGGCAAGTTTTTCATTTTCACCAGCCAATTGTGTTAACCCAGCAATTAAACCTTTGGCAGCATTTAACTTAGCATCTTGTAAAGCTTGATCACTTTCTAATACTTTTTGATTATATTCTATTTGTGCATCATCAAGTTCTTTTTTATCTTCAGCAGCCTTTTTATCTATTTCTGCTTGTGCATCTGCTTTGGCTTGTTCCTGTTCAAGTTCTTTATCAATTGCCTCTTGTGATATTTGTGCAATGTTTTCTAAATGTTGAAACTCTAATAATTCTTTTTCAGCATCACTTAATTCTTTGTTTTCTAATTCTTTTTGTAGTTTAAGATTTTCAATATTAATTAAAGCTTCTGCCTTTTCCCTTGCATCAAGGACATCTTCTGCATCTGCTTCTTTTCTTGCTATTAATAAATCAAATATTGCCTGTTCTTCTTTTTTTCTTTGTTCCTCTTTTTCTTTGCTTTCTTCTTTTCTTTTTGTTCTTCTTTCTTTTATTGCTTCAACTTCAAATACTAATAAATCGGTTTCTGCATTTTCTATTGCTTGAGTTGATAATATTTGTTCTTGGTCTAAGTTTAATAATTCTTGTTTTAATTTTACAAGTTTTTCATCAGCTTTTTGAAGTCCTGAAACTAAAGAGCCTAAACCTTCAAGCCTTGCAATCTCTAAATTAATTTCTTGTTTTTGTAATGCAATTCTTTGTTCAGTTAATTCATTTTGTTGTTTAGTGAAATCTTTTATAATTTGTAATTTTTGCTTTTCAAGATCAAAAGTGTTTTTTCCTTGTGCCTTTGCTAATCGGATTTCATTATCCATATTAGCAATTCTATTGTTATGAATTTCCTGCTCCCTTTTGGCTGAATTTTCAAGTTGCTTTAATCTTTGTTTCCTAAGTTTTCTTTCTTCTTTTAATCTTGCCTTTGCTCTTGCCTGTGCCTTTTCTTCACTATCATCGTATAGCCCTAACCATTTTAAGCCACTTTTAATACCACCAACAAGTTCATCAAATTTTGCTACTGCCATTCCAATAACTACTATTATTGCACCAAAACCCGAAGAAATTAATGCAAGTCTTAAAAGCTTCAAGGCAGTAGTTCCAGCTCCAACTACAAAATTATAAGTGCCTTGTGCTGCCGTTAGAATACCCTGAACAATAGCAGTCTTTTTTAATGTATTATTCCATAGCTTTTGAAAAGAAATAACACCTTCAATAGTGCCTTTAAATGCCATTGTCACACCAAGAGCTGTTTCTATTCTTTTAGCAGTTTCACCAATAGCACTATCCTCATCACCACCTAACAATATAAATGCAGCAGTCACATCACCAACAGCACCAGCAACACTTCCAAGCTCACTTGCTACTTGCTCATTGTCAAGTGCTTCCATTGCAAGTTCAGTATTCTTGATCTCTTTGTTAACACCTACTAATTCATTCTTTAATTCATTAAAAGCCTTTGAACCTAATGGCACTTTCCTAAGTTCTTCATTGAGTTCTGTTGCTCTATCTTCTAATTGTCCAAGTGTTCTTTCACTTTTCTGAACATCAACTTCTAAGTCTATTACTACCTTTTCTGCCATGATCTAAACTTTTAATAATTTTCAGCAACATAGCTATCTATTGTTGCCTGTATTTCATCCTTCATACTTTTGGTATAAATACCAGATACTCCTAAACTGCTATTTGTATTTTGAGCAGTTAACCAACACCCATTATTTAACTGTTCTTGTAAGTCTTTGATATGTGTTTCTAAAGCAAAAACTTCAGCATCTGTATATACTCCATTTAATACATCTATATATCTATCTGAAGTAAAAGATAAAAGCCATTCTTTGCCATCTTTAATTCTATACTTGTACTGTATTAGGTATAATTCTTTAATTGTATCAGCATCAGTAATTTCTGTAAATCCACTTGGCTTAGTTAATTCAAATTTAATTGATGGTTCACCACTTGAAACGTTATCTTCTATGTAAAATTTTCTTGCCATTTTTTTTAATATTTTAATAATAAGTATAAGTGTACCATCTATCTTCTGTATGGTTATAAATAAATTGTACCGATGCACCTTTAGTTAAATCAAAGTCTGAATTATTAGCTAACATAATTCTATTCGCTGCTGCACTTCCACTATCGTTGTGCTTGAATTTTAATTTCTTATTTGTACCTGAATTAATTATTACTACGATTCTATTAACTCCTGCACTTGGAGCTACTATTCCTGTAAAATCTCTATCGTGTGAACCTGGATTTAAAAAATGAACGTTATAAGTTGTAGGGTCATAATCATCAAAATCAACAGAGACACCACCACTCTCTGTATATTCTCGTATTTGCGAAGTAGGTATTTGTGTTAATCCTAAAGCATTAGCATAGTTATAAACATCCTGAGCCACGCCCGTAGGGTCATAAGTAGAAGCTAACATATCGCCACTTACAGCACCACCTAAAATTGTATCACTTCCTGCACTATTTCTTAAAGTATATTTATTAGAGTTATTACTATCTATAAATATGTAAAACTCGCCACTTGCAGGGTTACCAAGTGTGCTTCCATTTTCTGTTGTTATTACTAATTTTCCCATTATTATTATTTTAAAATTAAATCGCCATAAATTATTATAGTTCCCTGTATTGTTAAGCCACCATAATTAATCATTTGTCTGTTATCTATTATTGTTAAAGTGCTATTAGTTCCTATCTCTTGAACTCCACTATATATGTCTGGTAGATATGTCATATTATTATAAAATTAGTTCCATCATATTGAACAGTATATGTTGTATACAAAGCAACTATATTTAAAGTTGCACTTCCGTCTATTGTTTTACCACCCGTTGTTCTGGTCTGCAAAGTATTTAAAGAATCTATTTTTTTAAAATTCCAAAACTTACCCTGTTCTGCATCATTCGGCAAAGTGATAATAATATTCCCTCCACTTGTATCAGCTTCATAAGTCGTCACGCTCAAATCTGCCGTAACGCTTGAGTTTATTTGCACAACACTTCCCTCTCCTTTTATTACTCCATTTATATAAGTCACTCCAGAATTTACAACTTGAATATCATTCGTATTTATCAATGATACATCACTTGCTCCTTCTACTGAATTTCCATTACCTCGAATAAATACATTTTCAGATCCTGCAAAGATGAAATTGTTATCTCCGTTAATATCTGCATTTTTAACCGAAGGATCAATGTAATTGTTTTCTCCTTTTACGCATATATTTCTGTCGCTATGGAAGTTTCCATCAATTAGTCTTGCTTCTCCTCTTTTGAAATATGGAGCGTCTTCCGTACCTATCTTAGCAGTGCCACCAGTAGCTGTTGCAGTATCAGGCACAAAAGCATCAACATCTTTAAGCTTTAAAAATTCACACTTAGTTATTGGATTGCTTGGATTGTAGTTTTCTATTTTATTTAACCTAAAGTAAGCACCATCAAAATAGTATTGGTTTCTAAATGATAAGTTTCTAATATCTGATGGTCTTAAATAAAACCAACCTCTTACAATCTTTGAATTTGTATCTGTAATTTCTTCAATGAATTTTTTATAATAAGCATTGTAAAGATTATTATCACTTAAAGTAATATCATAAAAAGTGTCATCATAATATATCTCATTAGTTAATCCAAAGTTAATATCAACAGTAGGACTAAAAGCATCGTCTAAATGTCCTGAATATGGGTATTGAATTTCGTCTGTATTTCCTGCTAATATGCTTCTATGCGACCAGGTAATTAAATTATCTTTTAAACCACCCCATTGTAGTATTCTAATATTGCTTTCAGTTCTAACATAGCCATTGTTTTGATCATACTTTTTAATAGCTGGAATAACTCTATCATAATATAATTGTCCTACACTTGGAGTTGGTGAAAATATAATGTTTGTCTTATATTCATTATTAATAAAATCGTTTTCAATTTCTTCTTTTCTTTGTCCGTAAATTTCATTCCATGTTGTATTATATAATTCATTATAATAATCTTTATCCTGCTTGTAAGTGAATAAATATTCTTTGCTGTCTAAAGCACCCATTGGCAAGTATTGAAGCTCTTTGCTTACGTCTAATTTTTGTGACCAGTCTTGAGTTATATTATTATAGAAGTCATCTCTTGGTTCTATAAACAAATTCTTTTCATTGTTCTTATCAGGTTCAATGTATAAGTTAAACATCTTTACAATACTCATAAAGAAATCCCTTTGCTTTATCTTCTTTGGTATTGATGCATTCATATCAATTAAATTGCCTTCAGCATAAGAGTTGTTAACTACTCTATTTCTAAAAACACCACCAGCAACATTTAAACTTATATTTCCAGTATGCATTGTTAAATGATTAACTGCACCAAGACCTTTAAACAATGGCAATGGATTAAATGTCCAAGTAGTAAAAATTCCACCTTGATATTGATTAAATAATTCATTAACAACAAATTCATCACTAAATGTTTTTGCTGCAATTTCTATTTTAACCTTCTCATTAGTTTTAACAAATAAGTTAGATACAGTTACTATGTATCTATTAGGTTGTGTTGATGTTGTTCTTGGATCAGTGCTTAATTCACATATTGCTTCTATATCACCACTAAAATCAGGTATGTTAAAAAGCTGAAAATTTGTAGTTTCTTTTATATAATCATTGTCAGGCAATGTTGTTCCTGAAGTTGTTACAGTTGTTGCTGGTGGTATTGTACTTGAATAAGTGATATTAAATTTTTCTATTGCTACAATTCCAGTAGTACCTAAAGCACCACCAATGGGATTTCCAGCATTGTCAGTATGAACTATTGCTAAATTACCAACTATCGCAGAACAACATTCTAAGTCAATTGCAGAAGCACCACCACCATATTGTAAAGGTTCAAAAGTTCCTGTTAAATCAACTTCAAAATAAAAATCATAAGTACCATCAGCATTACAAGTATATTCACCAGTAGATGGATCAAATACCAAGTTTGGATCATTCTCAACACTCATAGTAACATCATCATAATCACTTGGTGAAAACACTGGTGTTGTTGCCTCAGAAAGTAGTTTAGTTGTTGTTGATGGTGGACTAACATATTCAATAGTATTAGCATCAAATAGTCTATTGTTTATTGTTGTATCACTTAAATTAAATTCTTTGCTGTTAAATGGTATTATTAAATCTTCAAAAGGTGAGCTTAAAAAGAATGTGCTTTGGTAAGTAAAACCAGCAGCTTCAAACATTCTATCAATATATTCTTTAACAAATATTGCTGGAAATATTTGATTGACTGAAAACTGTATTGCTGTGAAGTTACTACTAAAGCCATAGTCTATTAATGGATATACATAACCAACGCCAGGAGTTGCTGACCAAGAAGTCTGCTGTATTGCTTTTGTCCAATTATGGTTTAAGTCTGACCATAGCATTGTAGTATCATCTAATTCTTTATCTCCTAATTCCTTTATAAAATTAGCAGTATTACCTACAATAGTACACTCGTAGACAATATCATCATTGTCTAAAATATTGATTTGCTTTAATTGTAAATATCCTTCTACCTGTATTTCTCCATCTACTAAATAAAGTACATCAGTTTTTAAGTTAGGATTAAAAGTGTTTAAATCAATATTAACTTCAAAGATGTTTTCAAATACCTTTCTTAGTCTTTTACTGCCTGGTAGTTTAATTGTCTTACTATAATCTGACTTTCTTTGATCAGGCTTTGCAATGTCTGAAATATTAAAAGTAATATTAGGATTAAGGCTTTCTAATAGCTCTATCCTTTCATTGATTTGCTTATTTATCTTATAGCCTATTGGTGAACTGCCTGTTGGAAATATATCCTTATTAAGTGTTATTTCAGTATCACTATTAGCTTTTATTACTCTTGCTGTTTGTTGTGTTGATGTATTAGTTACAAGATCACCTTTACTTATTGGTGTTGCACCTGTTAGAAACAAAGCACCTGCATCAATTAATTTGAAATCATTGTCACTTGTAGTAGTGCCACTTACCACAACATCTTTAGCAATATAGCTTATATATAGTTCTTCTTTTTGCATCTAAAATCTTTGTCTGTAATTATCAACTCCAAACTCTAAGTTAACTTCCAAATTAAATAGCTTGTCTACATTACTTCTTTTTTCTTCCCAATTGCCTTCAATGTTTTGTACTGTAATTCTTTGCCCATTTTCATATAAATAAATCTCAGGACTTTCCAACATCTCAAGCAACCAATTAAAAGTATTTACATCTACCCAATCAGAAACAAGCTTCATCTTTGGCATTGATTTGGTATAATATTGCACTTTTTGTTTGTCAGCTAAACTGTAAACTATGCTGCCACCACTATCTAAATTTTCAGGATTTTGTTTATAATATTTCCTTTCTATATCTTCAGTTCTTCTGCTGACCTTTGTAAAGTTAAAACAATCAAAGCCACCAAGTGAATTAAGAAACTCCAACCTTCTAACTTCATACCTACATTCAGTATCTACATTAAAGTATATTTCTTCACTTACTACGCTTGAAATTGTATCTAATAATATCATCTTGTAAGATGCTACACTACTTGTAATAACAGGTGGAGTGCCAATAGAAAACTGTGCTGGATTAATGTTGTTTATACTATTAGGTGCAGATGGTATTTTAAGCATATATTTAGAACCTAATGAAGTAAGGTGTGTTATGTCTATTTCAAAGGTACTAATGATACTGCCTGAACTATCATAAGTTATATATTGTGTCCTATCAACAGGATTAGAAGCATTGTCATACAAAAAGTATAGCCAACCTTCATCTGTTAATTCTACACTTTGATTATCTGACTTATTTGCTCCTGATCCTTTCGGAGCATTCGTTAACCATTTTCTGCTTATCGTATTATCTGTATAATTAGTATAATAATTAGCTACTTGCCAATCATAGAAGTTTACCACATTGCCTCTATAATTAGGTAAGCTTCCATTGAATACTATTATAGTTTCAATTTCTTGATCTGCAAATTGTGTAAGCACTCCAGCAACATCATACTCTTCACCAACCTTTATAGTAAATTCTTTATAAGAGTTTGGATTATCAGTAAATCCATCAGCAGTTGCTGTGGTGTTTATTGTGCCTAAGTCAGTTTTTAAATAGCTTTCACATATCCCGTGAACATCAGCCCTACCATAGCCATTAGGATCGGCTGGTACTTTTAATCTTGCTACTTGTGTTGCTCCATCATATACATCGAATAAATATTTAAATCTACTATTAGCAATAGATGTGCTTGAAGCAACATATTCAATAGGATTGTAAACACTTCTATATTGTTCAGGTATGTAATTAAGTGGTGAATTAATAGCCATTATTTCTTTTTAAATATGTTTTTAATTTCTTCAGTTGTTGCTGTTCTTCCAGCAGTTGCCAAGTCTTTTTTAAGTAGTTCAAATATGTCACCTTGTGTTATTGTGCTATAAGCCTTATCCCAAAATGGTCTTGGTTTAATACCTTTTTGAAATATGCTTTCTCTTACTGCAAATGGATTAATCCCTTTCCTTTCTGCCCATTGTCGTAAACTTGCACCATCAATGCTACTAACATTAATTGGTGGTTTCTTACCATCCTTCTTAAAGCTATAATCACTTGAAATGCTTTTATCTACTGCACCTGTCACACCTTGATTAAGAAAGTCATAATAATCAGCCATAAATAAAGTAGCAACAAACTTAGTCCCAAAGAATTTAACAGGCATCTGTACTGATTGCCTTAAATTACCTGTATCAATTAAACCTTCACTATCAATTTGACTAAGCACTTCTTGTGTAACTCTAATAGCCAGGTTATTCATAACATCACCAATGCTTTTTGGCTGTGCTACAATACCACTTGCAGTTTCAAACTCTACTAAGCTATTATGTATCTTATTGCTCATTATCTTCTTTTAAGCCTTTGCATTTGATCTTTATGTGCCTGTTGTTCCATTCTTTGTTTGTCTTTAAAATAGCAACACATATTTAATCCATATACTACATTCCAATTTTGGACTACTTCAAACTTATCTACTCTACTATTACATAAGCTGTCTATTAATGACCACCACCCCCAGTTGTCTGCAAAGCTATTTCCTGAGCTTCCTTTATCTTCTTCTCTGCTACTTCCATCAAAGAAGTTTTTATAGTTTCCGTTAAGATTGGTAAGTGATTGTAAAAAAAAACACCTATTGGATAAGCTATTGTTATTGGCATATTGTTAAAGAAATTCTCTGCTGTTTCTTTAATTACTTCACCATCCACTTCAGCATCCTTATAACCAAACATAGTTTTATATACAGGTCTGCAAATTATAGTTAATATCTTATGTAAGTTTTCATAAATTACTTCTTCATTGTTATTGGCTTTTTGTAGTATTTCCATAATATTTACATATTCACCAAATAATAGTTTATTAGCTTCATACTTAAATTCATACCACTTGCCACCAACCAAGAACCTTCTTTTCTTTAGTTCTTTAGGCAATTCAGTTTTTAAGAAAGCCATCTTTTTTACAAGTTGATGATATTGCTTAACACTAAGCTCTTTGATCTCTTCTCTTTTCTTGCCTGTTAATACACATAGTATGTTAATAACCTTACTAACATCATTCATTTCAGTTGCTAAGATTGGTCTTAACTGAATGTAGTGACCTATTGTTATATCATCCCAGCTTGTAGGTATTTCTATTTCAAACTTCTTTGCCATAATTAGTATATATAAAATTTCTTAATAATTACCTTAAACACTATTTTTAATTGGTCTTTTAAGTTTTGTAAGCTAACTTAATTAATTAAAATACATTTAAACACTATTTACATTAAGTCTAATCAACTTAAATTACTTTTTAGTATATTCATATACATTAACATCTTTAAGTGTCTTAAAACGCTTTATTTTAATTTCAAGCAAATTTGTAGCAAACGCTTCTTTTTTTCTTTTTCTTTTTTTCTCTTCTCTTATCTTCTCTTCTCTTCTCTATATGCTAGACAAAACGCTACCGATTGCCAAGCAAACGCTATAATTTTGCTACAATAACAGATAAGAATTAATTTAACGAATTGCATACCATCCACGATTATGTTGTTTTAAATGGATCAAAGCTACATAACGCAAAGCATCCAGCAAGTGATTAAACTTATCAACAGGCTTTTGTAAGCTATTTCCATACTTGTCAGTAGCCCATTTATAAGACCTAAACTCCTTTTTTAAATTACTGCTATTAACAACATTTATTTTAAAACGCTTTAATATGTCTATTCCATTTAATATACTATCCTTACCTTTAACTGCTGGTTTGCTGTTTAAACCAAGCCTATATAGTTCTTCAATGCTTTTAGGTTCAGCACTATCACAAATCACTTCAGCTCTACCTACAATTGGTTTAAGCCTATCTGCCAAGTCCTGGTTAGTTAATCCTTTTTCGTATAGTATTTCTTTTAAATACAATTCATCACCTAACCTATAAACACCAACACAAGCAGAAGGATCAAGACTATATCCAAAGTCAAGTCCATAGGCTATTAACTTACAATCAGGCATTGTATTAACAAAGCTTACATTCTCATATACTAAGCCACTTATATTTCCATACTCACCTAATCCGTATATCTTCCAAAATTCTTTATCAGTATGCTGTAAGTATTCTATTTCTTTAACTAAGCTTTCAGGCAGGAAGGTATTATCTTTATAGTTACTTACTATCACCTCAACATCACCAACCTCATTAGAACGCTTTATTTCAAGTTCTTGGTTTATCCATACTTGCTCATCATCAGGATTGAAGTCTACAAATATCTTGTTTTCTGTTCTCATAAGTAGCTGAAAAAACTCTTGCTTGTATTCAAGTTCATTGGCTTCATTACAATACAATATGTTTCTTTTAGCACCTCTAAGCTTCTGCTGGTCATCAGCACCTATAAACTCAACCAACCTATTTCTAAACTTAAATGTTTTCTTAGTCTTGTTGTGTTCTATCTTATCATACCAATTGCTGTTTTTAAGTATTTCAATAAAGTCTCTTATTATTGTGCCATCTAAATTAGTACGATACTTTCTTACACTTGTCCACACGCCTTCATATAGGTATTGACCTTCACCATAGTTGCCTGTAATAAGCCACAAGGCACATAATTGATTAATTGAATAAGTTTTGCTTGATCTTGTACCACCTCGATTAACTACAATCTTCTTATCAGTATCATAGTTGCGTTCAAATATCTCGGTGCAGTCAATGGTCAGTTCTTCCATTTCTGTTTATAACTACTTGTATTTCTCTTATTGTTTGGTCTATTTGTGCTTTGTCAGGTTCATTCAATCCAAACATCTTAGCCAAGCTGTCATAAGCACCACGATAATCTGAACCTTTAACCATTTCTTTAAGCAAATAAAACTTCTGCTTTTCATCCTTAGTTAGTTCTTCTTTACTTGCTAACTGCATTAATGACCTCCAAGCTTGTATGATTTCTAAGTAGCCTTTGGCCACGTCTGAACGTGTTATTTCAAATTGCTTTGCTTGTTTTTCTTGTAGCTCGGCAATAGTTGTACTTATGTTATCCTGAGCCAAGAGGTGACTTGCTTTGACTTTAATTGTTTCAATCTTAGTATTAACACCAACATCATAAGCACGTCTATACGCTTCTGAGCCGTTGCCTGTATTGACATACTCTTCAGCGAATTTTCTTTGCTTAGGTGTTAGTTTCTTACTCATTTATATATATTTCTTTTTGGTGTGCATATTCATATAGTTCTGTTAATTCTTGACCAGATAATGTATAATATAAATTTTGTAATTGGTGTAGATATTTGCAATTTATATTCCAATCTACAACATTAACTCTCCACTCATTATTAATATAATTGTCAGAAGTTAAATGAAGGTCAAATTCATTTGGTATTTGTAATTTATACCAATATTTATCTTTATATTCTACTTTTTTAAATCCAGCTTTTATAATCCAATCTTCATTTATTTCTATTGGCTCAAATTCTTCAATAGTATAACCTATTTCATTAGTTTCTAATACTTCTGTGTTTTGTATTGCTGTTATAAATTCAACTGTATTAGTGTTTTTGTTTCTGACTAAATTATGTAGTCTTAATTCTTTGTTGTTTACTTTCATTTTAATTGTTTTTATTTATTCATACTTTAGTTTTATTTCTGCTCTTACATTTTTAGCTCTACTGCTATATGGTCTTAATATAATAGCTTCCAAATCATCTTTAATATGCTCTAATTCCTTTTCGGCAATTAGCTTTTTATGTTTTAACCTTTGGTAGCTACTTATCCTTTTCATATTGTTTAATTAAGTCTTTTACCCATTTTGGATATTCTCTATTGCTTTCTTGTATTACTTGCAATTGAGCTATTAACCAAGAACTTTTGTATTTGCCTTTTGTCCTTTCTATTAATTCTTGTTGTAGTATTTCGATCAATTGGCAAAGGTTCACTATTATTAATTACATTTAATATAAAACTATCAGGCAAGTATCTTAGTCTTTGTTTCATAGCTATATATAAAACAAATGTGTTGACTGCTTTACTGCCAAACTTCTGCTTCTGTTCTTTTATTTCATTAGCAGATAGTTTCATTCAATATCAGCAAGGTCATTAGTATCTACCTTAAACTTCTTGCCACCACTATTGCTATGGCTTACCAAAGCATATTTAGAGGTCAAGTGTTTAATGTAAACCTTGTTGCCTTTATATGTTAATCTTCTTTTCATTAAGTCAGTATCAAAATTGTTCATCCAGTTCATCATCTTCAATAGGTATATAACATAAGTGTAATAAGTTCAAGCCAACAAAATCTGTACTAATATCAGCTACACCATTAATATCAAAGCTTTCAAGTATTTCACCATTCTTTTCACTTTTGAAATACAAGCCATCTTCATCAATATAGTAGCCATAAATGATCTTATTTTTTAGCTTTGGCACTTCTTTTCTTTTTTTTAGGTTTAGGTTTTATTTGTTCAGCTTTTTTAATTGCTTCTTGCTTTTTAAGTTCTGCTTGTTTTCTATCATACCAACCTATTAGCATATTCATATAGTTTTTCATACAATTTGAACAAGCCCAATTGATATTAATGTTGCTATCCATTTGCTTTAGGATAGGATTAAAGTTGTCTTTAAGCCAATTTAAATGGCATTTAGAAGGCAATGCTCTAACCTTCTTATAAGTTAATATAATTTCTTCAATAGTCATAATAAACGTCTTTCAATTATTCTTAATAATAAAGGTGTGACCATTACAGCCACACCATCAAACAAAACATATGAAAAAAGACTTATCCAAAAGGATAAGCAGAAAGAACAGTTGAATGGTTTAAAATCTAACCATCTAACCATAGGTATAAAGTAGTCAACAAAAGTAGTTGTAATACTTATGATCACAAATATAATAATAATTTCATCCATAAAATTCATTTATTTGCCAATTTTCTTTTATTTTTTTATTTAATCTATCTATCATTTTCAATAATGATGTATAGTGTATCTTGCTTTTCTTAGCAAATATTGTTCTTATACCTCTACATTCTATCAATTGTTGCAATAATATCTTATCAATGCCATCCAAACTATTAACCAGGTCTTGGAGCTTTTCTTCTTTAAAGCATTCATTCTTGTATGTTTCTAAGCCATTTAAACTATTAAATGAGTTAGGTAGTATGTAAGTCCTATAATATGGACTGTTAACACTTAGCAATTGATATATTGATACTTTATAAATGTATGCTTTCAGCTTATCATTTGCTTGTAGTTCAAGAATAAAGTCATCACCTTTTTCAAACAATGCTAAAAATACCTCTTGCACATAATCATCCAAGTAAGGTACATTATAATGTTTGCCAATATTTTCAATATAATTTCTAAGTGTATTGATCTGCATTGGCAACATATATACAAAATTAATAATTTTTTTCTACATTATGTATTTCACTTTTCAAGAAGCTTATGTTTGTTCTCATTGCATCACATACTCTATAACCACTTTCAAGCAACCTTCGGAGCTTATACATTTCAGGGACTTCCACATTAGCCTCATTGGTTGCTCTTGCTACACTAAAGCCTTCAGCTACTTTGTTATGTATTACTGCTTCATAATCTTGGTGTGCTTTTGTTCTTAATGTTTCTATATAATATAAACGTGCTGTTAGTTCTTTTAGTTGCTTGTTTAGTGTCTTGCCATCCATTATACTTGTTTCATTGTATTGTTCTATAATGGTTGCTATTTGTTCTAATACTTCATTCATTTCTCAAGTCCTCCAATTCTTTTAATATGTTTAAAAAATCTTCAAATTCCAATGCTATATATTCTCTTTCAAAGTTCTTGGTAAATACTACTACTGGCATTGTTCTTTGTGGTGCATCATTTCTTGACTGCTCAAGTGCCTTCCAAATGTTTAGCTTTTCTTGGTTCTTACATTCAAAACTAAATTCACTTATTATGCTGTTGTCATCAATGCAAATAATGTCGCCTTTAAAATTCATACCACCACTTAATGGAGTTCTTCGCACATTGGTTTCAAACTTCTTGTTGATTTGTTTGGCTACTTGCCTTTCAAACCTATTGCCTTTTTGTTTTGCATTCATCTTCTTTTTGTTTTATTCATTTATTTTCATTCCTGCCAATACACCAAACACAAAGCATATAGCACAAGCTAAAGTTATTAATATATATATTTCAGTCATTTAAAAATTGTTTTAAGTCCTTAACTTCTTTTTTTAATATAGCATTATCTAACATTAACTTACTGTTTTGTGCTTTAAGCTGTCTTATTTCATACTCTAAAGCTTCTGTGTAGTTGTGTAGCTCATTAATGTATTCAAGTGTTTCAGTAAGTATTTTAAGGCTTTCTAATTGCTTCTTTGTCTTGCTTTGCTCTTTGGCTTTTAACACAAGAATGTGAAACTTGTTTTTAGTTAATATTGCTTTTAATTGATCCATTAGTCAAATATATTTAATTCATCATTTAGATTATTATTATTTTGTGACAAAGGATTAACACCACCAAGTGTAAAACCTAATCCATTGTTATAATCAAACCTTAATGGCTCATTTATCATTGTAGGTTCTCCACCTGTTTCTTTATCCTTTATTTTAAGAACATATATTTCACTCATCATAAATAATTGAGGACTTGAAATTAATCTGTGACATACAATTAAATTATCACACCTATTTGGATATACTTGACCACCTTCACAATCTGCTTTTCTTGGTGGTTGTATGTGTCCATTTAAAATATGGTCTGCTGGAAATACACGCCTTGCTGCTTCTGTCATTGGATGAATACAAACAAAAATACTTTTACCACTCTTATTGCAAAATTCTCTAATGTCATTGCATATGATATAATTTCGTTCAAACTGAGGTATGTTTCTTGGATGGTTCAAGCCCGTGTAGGGATCAATTACACAAATATCTGCATCAGTATCATAGAATATATTTAATAATTCTCTATGGCTGTACATTTTAGCATTGTCTATAAACTTAAAATATTTGCTTATTTCTTTATTATAAAATGCAATTTTATTTTTATTAAGTTCATTAAACTTTTGACCAAGCCATATTTGAATAATATCTCTTTTTAATTGACCACTTCTATTTTCACCTGACCAAATAATAGACTTCTTATTATTTATTTTAGCTTGGCATACTAAATACCATAACAACCAGTAAGTCTTACCAACATTATCTAAGCCTAATAATATATTAAATGATGCTTTCTTTAGAACAAAGTGCTTATCTAAGTCAGGTAAATTAACTCCAAGACCTTGTTTGATCTTGCCTTCTTTATAGGCTATCAAATATTTTAATGCTTTTTTATCTTCTTCAATCATTGGTAAGCAACTTTTTAACATCATCACTTACTTTCAGAAGATTATTATTAGCATAATTATCTTTTAATTTGTTGGCTTTAGCTTTGCCACCTTTACTGCCATTCTCAGCATTTATCTTGCTTCTTGTTTTAAATTGGCTGTGTTGTTCGTCTAAGAATTTAATCTTTATTTGACCATCTACAATTTTAAATAGGTTCAAGTCTATTAGTTGTTGGTAATGGTTAGGTATAATCATTTTAAGCTGTTCTAAAGGCACTTGACAATTCTTTGACCAGTAATAGCAACAAGCTCTAATATAAGCACCTTGCAAGTCTAATTCCATAAAAGAGATTGTTCCTGTAATCCATTGATTAGGATAGAATTTAAAAAATGGTAGTTCTTTCATAGTTTTGTTTTTATAAACTTAAAAAATTAATTAATTCAGTTTCACTTATTTCTTTATTATTTAAAAAACACTTACCATCTTCAAAGCTTGTATTCTCAAAAACTATTAAATGAAAGCCTAAATAAGTCCAATCATCATCAACACCTTTTATCATCCAATTATTAATCTTATTCCACATCATTTTTTGCCCTTTTCTTGGATAACTATTTCTTGATTTGAGTTCTAACATTATTACTTTTTTAGTTTTCCAATTCCATAAAATAAAATCAATATCACTTGCAGAAAATCCTGTATTTGAGTCAGGTAAATTATTTCTTATCCAATTATTAAAAGTTAAATCTCTTATACCGGTAATTTCTTTTCTTGTTGGCATATCATTTCTTTTGCAATATTAAAAGTCTTTTCATCTATTTCAGCAGCTATTATATTTCTTTTCTTTTCTTTAGCTGCAATTATTGTAGTACCACCACCAGCAAATGGTTCTAATATTAATTCATTTGGCTTTGTAAACATTTCAATTAAATATCCTACGCCACTTTTACTTTGTTGCCAATTGTGTGCTTGTTTTTCTCTTTGTTCTGAAATAAAATAATCTTGAATTGTATTGTTTATTTTTTTCTTTCCATTTTGAAATATTAAAACTGGTTTCCATCTACACATTAAATTAACACCATTAACTATTTGTGTTTGTCCTTCGTGATACATTGCAAAAGTCCAATAATAATCTAAATGTTCATTCATTCTTTTCATTACTTCAGGTAAATTCATTTGACCACTATAAGCAATACAAAAACCATTTGGCTTTAATACTCTTTTTGCAAATCTTGAAAGCTTAGACCAGCATTCAATATACTCTTTTGGATAAGGTGGATCAGTAATAATACAATCAATTGAATTATCTTCAATGTCTTTAAATACTTTTTCAAAGTCACCAAGTCTAAAATCAATATCAATTTCTTTATCTTTGCCTTGCTCAGCTAATATTTTTCTTTCTTCTTTTATAGCTTCTTTCTTTTCTTCTTTCTTTATTTCTTTATAAGCAGCATTAATACTTACTTCACCAGTTCTAAGCTTTTGCTTTGTTTCTTCAGGTGCTTTTTCTTGTATCTTTTTTACTTTGGCTATTGTGTCGTGTGAAACTGCTGCTACTTTAGAAAGTTCTTTTCTTGTTTCTATTGGTTTTGCTTCTGCAGATTTCTGCTTAAGCAATACTCCACCTTGTCCTCCTTTTTGTTTTTCTTTTGCTTTTGCTTTAAATACATCTTCAAGTTGTAAAGCCAAAACACTTCTTTGATAGTTGCTTAAATTTCTTCTTCCAAATTGGTTTAATATCATCCACTCTTTTACTGCTTCTTCACTACTAAAACTTTTACTTTCAGTTTCTATTTCTAAGTTCCATTGTTTAGCAATTTTGTATCTATTATGTCCATCAATAATGTAATTGTTCCAGGTAATTATTTTTTCTCTAATGCCTTCTTCAAGACAATTATTTTCAAGTTGTTTATATTCTTCATTAGTTAATGGTGGTATAAGGTCTTGAAATTCTTTTAATATTTCCATCAATTATTCTTTTTTAAATTATTATAATAAAATTGCTTTTCTCTAAAGCTAAGTTCTTCAAAAGTATAGGCTGGTATGTTGCCATAATTAAACTCATTAGTGTAATATGGTTCTTCTTTGCCGTGAAATTTAACTTTCTTAATGTACTTATTTTTGTTTTTTACTACATTATATTTACTTGTTAAATTAGTTTTACTTACACCCCAATTATCAGCAAGTTCAGGTATTGTATAACCTAATATTAATAGTTCTTGTATTAATTCGCTTAGTTTTTCATTTAACTTCATACCAACCTCTTTTTTTAAAGTAATCTATTCAGAAAGGTAAGTCATCACCTTCTTCTTCTTTTGGTTGTTCTTGCTTTGCTGGTGCTGTTTGTTCTTCAGGTTGCCACTTATCAACGCTTAAAGAGACATCCTTGCCGTAGTCATCAGCCTCATCTTTAATATTAATGTTAAGCCTAACAAATTTATGTCCTTTAAACTCTTCTATATGGTCTTGTATCTTATCAATGTTGATAGTTGCTTTTAACCAGGTTTCACTTTGTTTCTTGCCTGATCCACAGTAAATTGTTTTTTCACTCATTTTTATTTATTTTTTTGGTTTATAATATTATTATTGATGTATTATCTTTTTGTTTTTCTTTGTCGCAAATATTATCAATTATTTGTATAATATCATCACAATTATTTTTTGAATCCATATAGTTTTGCATATCACTTTTAGTAATTAAAATATCAAAAACACAATAATATTTTGATGTCATACAAAGCCTATATCTATTTAATTGATTTTTATTTTGATTTTTAGATATTATAAAAGGCTTTTTATTATTAACATCTTTTATTATCTTTTTATGTTTATCACATATATTAAATATTTCATTTTCATTTAATATATCTATAAGTAAATTTTCTTTTTCTTTATTCATACCTTAATTATTAAACACTTATAAATTCATTTTCACCTATTGTAACTATACCACTTGAATAGCTTTGTGGTTCACCATTCCAATCTTTATATGCTTCATTTAAATAGTAATATTTTCTATTTGCATTATTTAAAATCTGTTCACCAAATTTATACACTTGTACGTTATAAGGTGCTGTTTTTTCTATTGCAATAATATAATAATCTTTTTTAGGTAAGCCTGTTAAATACATTGTAGCCTGTAAACTATAATTATTATACCTTAAATCTCTTGCAAACTTTTCACCAGCATCAGCTACAATCTTAATATCTGCTATAAAATCTTCACCAACCATATCAGCATATCCGTGATAATTTACATCGTTGTATTTCCATTCAATATGCTTTTCAGTTTCACCTGTTTGCATTAATAACTTTCTTAGCATATCACTTTTCATTGCTTTGTCATATACATTCCTTGCAATGTTATATTCTTTTTGTGTCACAATTATTTTATCTACATTAATTGCTTTGTATTCATCCCAAATCTTACCACGCCTTGTGCCTTCAAATACAACATATTCATTGTGAAAATCATCTGCTTCAAGTATCATTTTGTGTAGTAGTGATCCAAATAACATAGCTGGTGTAGGTTCAAAGTCTTGCTTCCAATAGCTTAATAAATGGTTTGGACTTTTGTCGAATTGGCTTAATGCCGAATAGCTTAATCTATCTTTTTTCATTTGTTCTTATTTTAAATAATTGTTTTAAATCTTCTATGTCTAACTTGCTATAAACCTTGTTTAAATTGGTTCTATAATTTATTGGTTCTTTAGCAAATACTCTTGTTTTCACATAACCAATACATCTAAAGGCTGAAGCATCTAACAATGATAATTTATTTATTAATTGTTCTTTATCCATTTTCGTTTTTTATTGATAAGTATATTGCTAATAGACCTATCATAGTTAATATATAAATTGTAATCATTGTCTTTTAAATGCATCTGCTTCAATATCTGAATATATACCATATTCATAAGCATTGATTAATTTTAAAGTAAGCCTGTCTTTTAATCTCTTTTCTGCCATAGCAAAAGGATAAGGTGCTTTGCAGTTGTTTGGTGATGCTTCACCAATAGACCATTCAGTTCTATCTTTTAAATTGGCAAAGCCAAGTATTGCAACATCACTTTTTTCATTCCTGATAAACTCAGGCTTTAAAAATTCAATACCTTCTTTATATGCAATCTTTTCAACTGCATCGTGTGTAACTATCCACTTTGAAAGTGAACCTCTTTTAAGCTCCCAAAAATCTTCTTTTGATAGCTCATACTTTTTAGCTAATTGTTTAATGTTCATTGTTAATTGTTTTAATTAAATTAATTGTTAATTGTTTGATTGTTCTTGCTCTTTTGATTTGATCATTAGCATTAACTAATTTTAACTTTCTTATAATATCATTAACTTCATTAATATACTTATGAAATTCTTTATTATAAGTTGCCTTGTTAACTGCTTCAATTCTCTTTAATGCTTTATAGTTTTTTTTAGTCCAATTAATTTTGACTAATTCAAATCTTAGATTGTTATATAGCTTATTAATGTAATCGTATTGCATCCAGCTATCAACTATTTCTTTTTGCCTTTGGTAGTAATTATAGGCTTCTTGATCTATCATAGTGATTGCTTTATTGTTTTTAATACTTTTAAAAGTCTTTCTAATTCATCTCTTAATAAGTGGTGATGCACACCATCCAATTCAAACTCTATTACTGTTTTGCTGTCAGGTGAATTTTTATAGACTTTAACATCTGTATTAAAATCTGTGTCATTTAATGTGAATGTCACTTTACTTTGCTTAATTGTTGCTTCCATTTTTATTTATTTTTGTTTACATATTCAGTTATTAATTGAACAAGTGTTTTTGAATAGCTGTATGGTCTTATACTCTTGCCATCAAGCCTTGCTTGTTCTTGTCTTTTAATGTGTATATCAACAAATTCATTGATAACATCATTGTCTTTTTCTTCAATATAAAAGGTTCTTGTCCTTGCCATTGTTTAAATATTAATTAATAAATCTTTTGTGTAAATGTAATTATAATTACAATGCAAACAACAAAAAGTGTAAAAAAAATAATTAACAATCAAATGTTAATACTAAAATAAATGTGTAATTCTTGCTATTTGTCCAGCAGTTTTTGAGAATAAAAAGCACTCAATGGCTTTATTGTTTGAGGATTGATAACCCGAAGTGTGATGCCACGCATCTGCTTCCGATGGTGATCTAAGTGACTCCAAAGAAAGTCCAGGATAGTCTTTTGCTACCTTGTGGTGTATATGCTGAGTAAACATATATCTATACTTTGTATTAGACCATTCACCACATTCATCAGCCATAAGCATTGGCAGTATATCCATTTTAATTTTATGTCCGTGACAGGATGCAATTAAGTTCTTATAATACTTATAATACTTTCGCATTTGTAAGCTAACATCAAATGAAATGTTTTTATTGTTTCTAAAGTGTACCTGTAATAATTGTGCTACCATCCACCCTGTCAAATGATCGTGATTGCCTGGTGTGTACATAACGTGCATATCTGCTAACTGTACAAGCCTTTTAATAACATCTATCATTAACCTTTTAGCTATTAGAAAATGATCACTTAATAAACCATCTGTATCTTGCTTAGTGCCTTTGGTTGTTGTTCCTTCAAAGTTATCTATGTGCAATAAGTCACCACTTAATAATAATACTATCCTGTCAACATTAAAACCACTTGCTTTCTGTATGCAACCATTAACACCTTCTAAGCATCTTATTACAGCCTCTTGGCAGTTGTATTCTTCACCACTAACAAAGCTTTTGCAGAGCTTACCAATATGCAAATCACTTGGACAAATAAACATTAAATTACTATCACTATATTTCTGCCTTTCAATGGTTGGATATTCAGGTGCATACTGCTTGGCTTCTTCAATTAAGTCTTTGGCTAACTTTTGGAATTGGTCTTGTACATTATTAACCTTAAAATATAATGAAGCATTTTTATTTTTTATCCAACCACTATGAACACCTTGTGGATCAAGACCTTCCTTTTCAGCTTCTTCTTTAATCCTTCTGTAATTAAAGACCATTTCAGCTTCATCTTTTGTAAGCCTGTATCTTGGATTGCCTTCTTTAGAAGTATATCTTTTACTGTGGTCTATATTTTCATTGTGCCTTGTACTCATATTAGTTTACCTAACTTCTTTAAAACAATTAAAGCAAGTATAAGCAAAGCAAATATTATAATAAGGTGTTTATATTGTTGCCACCAAGTTAGTTCTTTATAGACAACCTTTTCGACCTTATACGGAATAATTTTTTCCTTAATAATCGTATCCCCAAAGCATTCAATTTGATGTATGAGGGTTTCTTTAACTGTGTCGTAGAAGTATTTAAGATATACTTTTTCATTATTTATTACTATTGTGCTATCGTGCTTTATTATATTGCTTAATACTGTTGTATCATAATTGTCTATTATAACAGTATCAATTACAAATATTGTATCTATGCTTGTTTCTGTTAGATAAGGATATTTATTAATAAGCCTATTCAACCTTTTTTGTGGTGAACAGGCTATTAATAACAATACTAATATGCTACTCTTTAGGAAGTGCAATTAAGCTATCTTTAGAACGTAAAAACATCAAGCCAACAGTTAGCCAACCTGACATATCTGAAGCAGTTTGTTTTTCTGTGTATATTATTAATCCACAAAATACAAGAATAACAACACCTAAAAGTGTAGTTACCCAGTTTTCAAATAATCTATTTTTCATTTTTATTTATTTAAGCACCACAGCCAACACAATCAAAGTGACTATCGGTAGGTTTTACATTGTTTAATTTCATTTCTAATTGGTGTATCTTATCTTTTATTTCTAAGTCATTTGTAAATTCACCATTTAGCTTAGTTTTAAGTTCTTCTATTTGTTGTTTAATATCCATTTTCTTCAATTTGTTTAATGCTTTTAAAGTGACAATCTACTATTTTATTTTGAAATTCTTCATTCATTAATAATTTACATTCTCTGTAATTAGTCATAAAGAAATTTTCTATTAATATTGCTGGACAAATAGTCTTTCTTAATACATAGAATTGTGCTTCTTTGTCTTTGTCACCATCCCTTGTATCTTTTCTTAGTTTATGATCAGGAAAATATTCCATCATATTGTCAATAAATACTTCAGCTATTCTATCACTTTTAGTTTCTCCTTTGCTTGTATATACACTATATCCATTAGCACTTTCTTTACTAAAGCCATTGCTATGAATACTTACATAAATACACTTGCCTAAAGTCTTGTGATATTGATTGGCAATTTTAACCCTTTCACTTAGGCTAACATCATAATTACTTTCAACAACATCAAAATTATATATATATTGTTCGTCACATTTCTTTTTTAGCTTTTCAACTATTTGCCTATTACCAACACCCTCAAAGTATTGTGTGCCATCATCCCAAACAGGTGAACGTTTGCCCGATGTCATATACTGACCATCAACTATTCCCCCGTGACCTGGATCAAACAGCCAAATGTATTTCCTTTTAATCATAATTATCTAATAAATAAACCTTCAATAAATGTAGCAATACCAACAAAGAAAGTACCAAGAGCTGCCCAAAACTTATTTTCAAGTTTTCGTATTCTCTTTTCGTGGTCGTTTTTCTGTTTACTTAAATGCTCCACTTTGGTCTTAATTTCTATTTGACCTTCAATTAATCTATCTAATTTATCTTCACTCATTTTCCTTGACCTTTATATTTTTTAATATAGTTTTTACTTGCTTTGTGTTTACTTGTTCTTTTCTTTGAGTGTATGCCTTTACGTTTCTTTTTAGGTTTGTAAATCTTTGCTATGCTGTTTAGCCTTTTCATTACGCAGGTATCTCTTCACTCCATTCAGGCGTAGCCATTAACTCAAGTATTGCGTGATGGTCATAAGTTCCAACAGGCACTACACTACCATCCGTTATAAATGTTGGCGTATAACCATCTTCCCATTTAATAACAAATTGAGTATCGTCTAAAGACTTTCTAATTGTAGATGCTGAACTTTCTCCTACTTGACTAAAATCTATTAATCCAACATCTGTTAAATTAATTACTGCGTATGTTCTATTATTGTGCATTTTATATTTTTTTAAGGTGTGTTATTATCTATATCTGTACTTTCCATATTGCGTGAAACTGAGTTCAAAGTGCTATTACTTGCGTCCCCTACTCTATCCTCAATAGTCATAGCGTTAGATGTTCCATCATTACTACCTATTTGGTCAGGTATAGTCCAAACTCCACCGCTAAATGTAGCTTGTTCTCCTAACTTCCAATAGGCAGTAGCACCCGTTATTGTGGTAGGTTCTCCTGAATTATACATAGCGGTTATATCGGGACCACTTAACACACTATTAAATGCTGAAACTTCATCAATGTTTGCACTGGTTGAAAAAGTGCCGTCAAATTTAGCACCTATTGTATCAAACCTTGTATCATTTACTGCACCAAAGCCTGTATCTGTACCCATTGAACTGCCATTTAAAAATAATTCAATGCTATCCCCAGACCTAACAATAACTATATTTATCCAGTTTGTAGTATCATTCATTATACTAACAACAGAAGCACTACCAAATTCTTTATAAACCCCCGCAATTCTAATATATAATTTATTTGTATTTTCTATATATAATAAATAGTCAAAAGAATATGAATTTTCGCCTAAAAATACTTCTGCCACACTTACGTTATTTCTTTTTATCCAAAATGATATTGTAGAATTAGTACCTAAATTAACAGAAGTACCAACATCTACATAATCGTCCACACCATCAAATTGTAGCGAGTAGTTGCTTAATTTATCTTTATTAGTATTTTCAGGCATTAATATTTGAGGTAATTTATAAGTAGAATTATC